ACAAGCTCGCATGCAGCAGCGTATGGAGCAGTGGAACAGCGATGGTGATGCCAAACCTGGTAGTTCATCAAAATACAACAGCTATTTGCCAGAGGTGTACAGCGGTGCGCCAAATCGCATAGAACGTTATGTGCAATATGAACAGATGGATCTCGACAGCGAGATCAGCCGTGCGCTGGATACTATCAGTGATTTTAGCACACAGAGCTTTGACAAAGACGACGAACCGTTCCAGATAAGCTACAAAGGCAAGCTTAGCGAAACAGAGATAAAGCTGCTGACAGAAACGCTGCAGCAGTGGAGCAGCCTCAACAAATGGCGACAGCGCTTGTGGCGCATGTTCCGCAATGTGATCAAGTACGGTGATCAAATATATGTGCGCGACCCAGAAACATTCCGACTGATATGGATTGATCCTACCAAGGTTGAGAAGATCATTGTCAATGAAGACAAGGGCAAGAGCATAGAACAATATGTCATACGTGACATAGATTTCAACCTCAATACTCTAGTCGGTTCCAACATGCTGGTGCACGATCAGTATGCGTTCCCTGGTGGGTATCCTCGTAGTGGCAATCCAGCAGCTGGCGCAGGTACTACGAACTACGGTCAAAGTTCTAGTCCTGGTAGCCGCAACAGCAGATTTGATAACATGCCAAACGACACAGCAGTTGATGCAACACATGTGGTACATCTTAGTTTGTCAGAAGGTATGGATAATCAATGGCCGTTTGGTACTAGCATACTTGAAAGCATCTATAAAGTTTACAAGCAAAAAGACTTGCTTGAGGACTGCATACTGATCTATCGTATCGTGCGTGCACCAGAACGTCGTGTGTTCTATATTGACGTTGGTTCGCTCAGTGGTCCGCGTGCTATGCAATACGTTGAGCGTATCAAGAATGAGATCTATCAGCGTCGAATCCCTAACAGGACAGGCGGCGGTACCAGCGTGATAGACGCTGCATACAATCCTATCAGCATCAACGAAGATTTCTTCCTAGCAACTAACGCAGAAGGCAAGGGTACTAGGATTGAAAATCTGGCTGCAGGTGAAAACCTTGGGCAGATTGACGATTTGAAATACTTCAACAACAAGATGATCCGTGGGCTTGGCGTGCCAAGCAGCTATCTACCAACTGGACCAGACGATGGTACAGCCACTTATAATGATGGCAAGACTGGCACAGCATATGTACAGGAGTATCGCTTTAGCAAGTACTGCGGTAGATTGCAGAACTTGATGACACCTATGCTTGACAAGGAATTCAAGCTGTTCCTAAAGCATCGCGGCATAGAGATACAAAGCAATTTGTTTAATCTGCAATTCTTCCCAGCACAGAGCTTCAGTGATTATCGCAGGATGGCTATGGATGGCGATCAAATCAACTTGTTCAGTACACTTATGGGTACAGAAGCTACCAAATATGTTAGCAAGCGCTTTGCACTAGAACGCTATCTTGGCTGGACCAAAGAAGAGATTGCAGACAACGAGCGCATGTGGCGCGAAGAAAATGCAGACAAAGTCAAGAACAAGACTGGTAGTAGTGCTGGGTCAGAACCGCCTGGTATGAATTCTATAGGATTAAGACCGGATTCTGAGACTCCTGCACCGGAAGGTGAATTGCCAGACGAGGGCGGCGAGGAATTACCAGGCAGCGAAGGCGAAGCCGGCGGTGAAGCTGCTGCTCCTGGTACTGCGCCGGCGCCACCGGGCGGCGGGATACTTGGAGGTTAACAATGGCTATAAATATCAGGGTTGGGGTGCGATAAATGAGAGCTGGCGAATTTGAAGCGGGGTATTATTCCCCAGAAGATGACAAGTTTAGTCAAGCACATCTGCATGATACCAGACGTCCTCGGCTAACACTTGTGCAATTGAACAAATTAAAGAAAATGCGAGCCGCTAAGGCACTAGAAGACTTGGTACATGCAGATCACTTAGAGATACAATATGCACCAGAGTCTGAAGAAGGACCGTCTCTATGACCTATACGATACCATATCAAGCCACAGCAACATCGCAAAGTAACCTGTTGGTACTCAACGGTACTATCAATACTACTGAAACCAGTTTGGCATTGGTTGGTGCAAACAGCGTTAATTTTGGCTTGTATATAAATCAGAATTTCATCAAGTTAATGCAGACATTTGCTAGCAATAGTGCTCCTACCAGTCCTAAAATAGGACAGATGTGGTACGACACTATAAGTGCATCTATCAAATATTACAACGGCTTCACATGGAAGATACTAACTCCGCCGTTTGACGGGTCAGCTGGCACTGCTACTGCTAGCATACAAGGGCAAGCAGTAGCACTAACTCTAGCTGGTAATCAGATAGTCTATGCTACCAGCTTGATTGCGTTAGATCAAGCTAGCTTGCCAGCAACTGTGCTTATCGACGATAACAATTACGCTATGGCAGCACGCTTCCCGCAAGGGTTGGGTGCAGGTATTACTATAGCTACTGATAGTAACGGACTACAGCTGTTTGGTACAGCTAGCACTGCTAATGCATTTGCAAAAAGCATGACTATCACTGTAACAGGCAGTGCCAATGCCAGTGTTAGTTTTAATGGTAGTAGCAATGTAACAATGCCGCTTGCGCTAACCAATGTTGTAACAGCCGGACACTATACCAATGTCACAGTTGGTAGCAACGGTATTGTAGTATCTGGCGGTAGCATAACGTCCAATGACGTAGTAGCAGCACTTGGATATACTCCGGGTGTGGCTAACGGTGCTGCAAATGGTTTAACGTTTGGCAGCAATATCAGCCTACAGGGTGTGATTGGTGGTAGTAACATCTTCTATGGCAACAGCAATATCATAATAAACACCACGTTCTTAGACAATCCTATGCCAACGAACGGTATTATCGCAATACCAACAGGTAGTATCATACCAACTGGTTGGTATATTGCTAACGGTCAAACAGTGACTTTACCTTCCGGTGGTGGCACAGTTGTAACACAAAGTTTAGGCAATGTACAACTAGCCGGCTGCTATTGGGTACAGAAAGTATATTGACAGATCTCAGCATCTGTCATCAAATCTACATTTTTTCACCTATATCTACTCGTATTTGTGTTTAGCTATTAAATACTTTCGAGTCTGCAATCACATCTTACAACAGGAGAAACCACAATGGCTAAAAAGAATAAGTTAGAACAAGTCCTTGAATACCTCGTCGCTGGTGACGAGACTAAGGCAAAAGATCTGCTACATCAAGTATTCATTGAGAAAGCCCGTGCAATCCACGAGGAACTGATCAGTGCTGACGAAGACATGGACGAAGAAACGCTTGGCGGCGACGAAGGCAAGCAACTGCGTCATGACATGATGCATCACAGTGATCATATCGATGAGCTCAGCGATGAAATTGACTCAGAAGAGATCATGGGCGAAGATGAAGATCTAGAAATGGATGCTGACATGGACATGGCTGATGCCGAAGACGATCTTGGCGATGCAATGTCAGATGTCGACGACGCAGAAATGGACGACGAAGAAGCGATGAGCGACGACGTTATGGGCGACATTGAAAGCACCATGGGCGATCTTGAGACTGCACTTGCTGATCTCAAGGCAGAGTTTGAAAAGCTTGAAGGCGGTTCAGACGACGCAGACATGGGCGACGACATAGGCGACGACATAGGCGACGACATGGACGATGCTGACATGGGCGACGAAGGCGAAAGCGAAGAAGAAATGGACGAAATGTTCACTGAAGAAGACTTCGACGATCTCGCAGAAGCTGTAGAACTTGAGAAGGTAGCAGTACCTACCTCAGGCGAAGTTGGTGCAGGCAAGTTTAGTCCTCGTGATAGTAACGAAAATTCTAAGAGCCCGGTACCACCAACGCAGACTTCGCGCTTTGGTGCAAAGCCAATCAAGACCGGCGACGGTCCAAAAGCAGACGGGTATGCTCGTCAACCAGCCCCAACTAGTGCAAAGCTTCCGATCGAAGCCAAGGGTAACCAACGCAAGAAGGCAACCGATGGCATGGAAAATGAGCAGAGCGGCAGATATGGTGCCAAAGAAGACAGCCGCAGTGCATTGGATACTACCGATCGCACTTTTGGCAAAGGCAACCAAACAAGCCCACTTACACATGCTCCGCGCAAGTAATTGACACAGCTGACATGAAAATTAAATACCGCAGGATTAGCGCCTGCGGTATTTTTTGCAAAAAAACGCCTATTTGCAACAGGTAAATCAAACTGTTACTAAATATCACACCCAAACTATAGGTAGTGTCATGAAAGATAATATGCTAGTTGAACACCTCGCCTACGACACTGCGAAAGCTGAAGTCATCACTGAATCAGCTGGTGAGGGCCAACCTAAGAATGTCTACATGAAAGGCATCTTCATACAGGGCGGTCTGCGCAACCATAACGGTCGTGTTTACCCAGTGAATGAGATACGCAAAGCGGTAGAGACCCTGAATGAGTCAATCAGGCAGGATAGCGGAGTGCTTGGTGAGTGTGATCACCCACAAGAGCTCCAAATACATCTCGATCGCGTGAGCCACAAGATTACTGAGATGTGGATGGATGGGGCTAACGGTTATGGTAAGTTACAAATATTACCAACACCCTGCGGTCAAATCGTTCGCACTCTGCTAGAGAGCGGCATCAAGCTTGGTGTAAGCTCACGTGGTTCTGGCAACGTAGACGATAACGGCGAAGTAAGCGACTTTGATATGCTCACAGTCGACGTAGTTGCCAAACCAAGCGCACCCAATGCTTACCCCGTGCCTATGTACGAGGCGATCATGAATCGTAAACACGGATATCGAACTCACGAACTAGCCGAAGCTGTTCGCCACGATGGTTCTGCACAGAAGCATCTAACGAAGATACTGCTCAACTGGGTCGACGAGTTGAAACTGAAATAAGGAGTCGGTTGAATGACAACAAAACTTGAAGAACTCCTTGAGAATGATGTACTTGGCCCTGAGGTCAAGACAGCACTCCAAGAAGCATTCGATGCTAAAATCAAGCAATCCGAGGCCAAACTGCAGGAAGATTATGCTGCACGCTACGCCAACGACAAGCACCAGCTGGTCGAGGCAATGGATAACATGCTGAATGATACCATACGTTCTGAACTAGAAGAGTTCGCAGAAGACCGCGCTGCTCTAATAGCACAGAAGACTAAGCTCAGCAAGGAAACCTTAGCAGCTAAGCGAATCGCAGAAGCCAAGGTAGCTAAACATACTAAACTGCTTAATGCTTTCATATCTAAGCAGCTGAAAGAAGAAGTAAGCGAGTTCGTCTCCGACAGGAAGACGCTAGAATCACAGCGCAGGAAGATGGCTAAAGAAGTTGAAGCCATCCGCGAAAGCGCAAAGAAGTCAACACAGAATCGTATCAGCAAGCTTGAAGGTTTCGTAGTTAAGAAACTTTCGGAAGAGATTGCTGAATTTGAAACTGATAAAAAAGCACTCATTGAGCAGCGGGCCAAGCTAGCTGCCGAGGGTAAAAAGAAGATCAACGAAACCAAAGCAGCTTTTGTGCAGAAGGCAACTTCAACGCTAGATAAGACGTTGAACGAAGTCATCCGTAATGAACTGGTGCAGTGGAGAGACGACATCAAAGTTGCTCGCGAGAACAACTTTGGTCGCAGGATCTTTGAAGCTGTTGCAAGCGAATACATGGCTAGCTACCTTTCCGAAGGCAGCCAAGTCAAGAAGCTGCAGCGCCAGCTGGCCGAAAGCCAGTCACGTATTGTTGAAGCAAAGAAGCAGATCAACGAAAAGCAAAAGCTCGTTGAATCAGCTGCGGCGCAGATCAAAAAGGCCAATGACCGCGTACAACGCAACGATATCATGAAAGAGATGCTCGCTCCGTTGAACCGCGATAAGAAGGCAATCATGGAAGAAATGTTGCAGGACATTAAGACTAGTAATCTTAAAGAAGCATTCAATCGTTATCTTCCAACCGTGATGAACGGTGAAGCAACTGGCGCTATCAGGCAAAAACTGTCTGAGAATGCTACAAAAAATTCCGTGGCATTCACGGGTGACAGGCCAAACAAGCTGTCAGAAGCGGTAAGAGATGAAGGTTCAAACGACATGAACAAGATTCTCTATCTCGCAGGCATTAACAAGTAAAGGAAGCCAAAAAAATGAGCAAGAACCTATTTGAAACTCATTGGTCGGCAACCAAGACCGCACTCTGCGAAGGTCTCTCAGGCAATCGCAAAAAGGTTATGGAAGTTGTCCTTGAGAACACCAAGAAGGACCTGCAGAGCAAGTCCGGAATACTTTTTGAAAGTGCAACCCCAGGCAGTACATCTGCAGGTAACGTTGCTACTCTAAACAAGGTAATACTACCAGTTATTCGTCGCGTTATGCCTACTGTTATCGCGAACGAAATCATCGGCGTGCAGCCTATGACCGGCCCAGTTGGTCAGATCCACACGCTGCGTGTACGTTATGCTGACACGTTTGGTTCGCCAACACCAGTTGCAGCTAACACCGAAGCACTGAGCCCATTCCAGATCGCAGCTTTTTACTCTGGTAACGGCAACAGCACTGCTCCAGCAGCTGCTCCAGTAAGCGTCCTTGAAGGCGTTGCTGGTAAGCGTCTGAACATCCAGATTTTGAAAGAAGTCGTAGAAGCAAAGACCCGCAAGCTAAGCGCTCGTTGGACCTTTGAAGCTGCACAGGATGCACAGGCTCAACAGGGCATTGACATCGAAGCAGAAATCATGGCTGCGCTTGCGCAGGAAATTACTGCTGAAATCGATCAGGAAATCTTGACCAGCCTTGGCGCATTGGCAGGCACTACGCTTACCTATGATCAGGCTGCTGTGTCTGGTACTGCAACATTCGTTGGTGACGAGCACGCAGCTCTTGCGATCCTCATCAACCGTGCTGCTAACCTGATTGCTGCTCGCACACGTCGCGGCGCAGGTAACTGGGTTGTGGTTTCACCCACTGCACTCACTATCCTACAGAGCGCAACGACTAGTGCGTTTGCACGTACCACAGAAGGCACCTTTGAAGCACCGACCAACACTAAGTTTGTTGGTACTTTGAACAACAGCATGCGCGTTTACGTGAACCAGTATGCAGCTGACAGCACCAATGTGCTGGTTGGTTATAAGGGTCCAGGCGAAATTGATGCGGCAGCTTATTACTGCCCCTATGTTCCGCTAACATCTTCGGGTGTTATCATTGATCCGAATACCTTCGAACCAGTGGTCAGCTTCATGTCACGTTACGGCTACCTAGAGCTTAGCAACACTGCAAGCAGCTTGGGTAACGCAGCTGACTACCTCGCTGGTATCGCGATCAATACTGCACATTTGAAGTTTTTGTGATTTTAACGGGCTATGCCCGTTACTTACGGTATTTCAAAAAAACCCGGGAGCAATCCCGGGTTTTCTGATATGTAGGTTACCGGACTGTTACCTTTTTATAACCATAAATATGACTTAGTCAAGGAGCGATGATATGATATATGACTGGCATTATGGGCCTGCAGAGGTACACACTGTAGGTACCCTTACAGATGTTGTAACACTAGTAAATTGGAGTTGCACTGCATATGCTCCCGACGGTACAACATATAAGAAGAGCGGTGCAGTTACACTTGGTGCACCAAACCCTGCAACATTTACAACATTTTCAACCATAACTGCAGCACAAGTGCAGGCATGGGTATTTGGTAGCATCAATAAAGCTACTGTTGAGTCGCAGCTGTCTATAGAATACACTAATAGGGTAGCAGCGCAATCAGTTAAACAGTTTAAGTTTTAAGGAAATTCAATGAGACTGCGTGAGATACTAAGCGAAGGTGGCAACCAGATACCGGGTGCTAAAGATGTGCCATTGGATCAAGTGTCAATGGTGGTTGATAAAGCTATCAATCTGTTGCCACCTATCTTGCGTATAAATCTGGCCAAGGATATAGGGTCAGCGGGATTTAAAAAGGTCCCACCTGGCGACATAGATCTCATGATCGAATCAGACGACTTAGTGAAACAATTCAAGACAGCTGGTGAGAAAGATCCGGTTAAGTCTGCTAAGAAAGCATTAGAAGACTATCTCAAGCAAAAAGGATATGCTGCAAACATGAGCGGTCGTAACGTGCATGTGGGCATTCCGTTCGATGGCGGCATTGCGCAAGTAGATTACATGGTCATAGAAGACGTAGAAACTGTTGCTCCTTATCACCAGCATGGTCCACGCGGCAGCTACGACGATCCAGATTTCAGAGGCAGCGAAATATTCATCTTGATGAACAGCATAGGCAAAGCATTAGGTCTCAAATTTGATGCGTTCGGCGCCAAGCTCATGCGCCGAGATGACAACAGCATTGTAGCCAGAGACCGAGATGCAGTGGCTAAGATCCTGCTGAATCGAGACGCAACATCTGATGATCTCAATTCAGTAAAAAGCATATTGCATGCTTTAGAATCTGATCCGGAGCGAGATGCTAAACTGCTGCAGGCACGCAGCGATGCAGCTAAAGGCATCATATCGCTACCGGGAGATGCAGCATGAGAGTTTGGCACTTAACACCGCAATCGTCATTATATGAAAGCCGAGGTTTTGTTGCTAGGCGACCCGGCGACGAATACGTTGACCCAAACGATAGAACAGATACTGCTACCTTCCAAGGACTTACATTGTTACCGGCTGATGAAAAGCAATATGCAACTTATGAAGAATTTGCTGATGCATATCAAGATTGGCACGAGCAAGCAACAGGCAAGATATATGAACTCAATGATGCCAATCGAGGTATAAAATCTGCTTACATCGTTGACATGGAAACACCTAGAGGAGTTGAACACTATGTGCTGTTCACTCGAGATCTAGTTAAGCTAGAAGGAAAACTGACCAACATACCGCCGGGTGTAATACCTGGTCATGGCGGGTATGTGATGAATCGCAAGATCAGTTTTAGTGAGCGCAGCGGACTTAAACCTGCAGAAGTTGTTAAAGGCAAGAATCGAGTACAGCCCAATCAAGTTGCTGGATTGCTTGATGTAGCTAGAAAAACAGCTGGTGATCAAGCAGTTGATCAGATGCAAGAGTATCTCAATGCGTTGGCTGCTGGCAATGGTACCGGGTATGTGATAAAAGACGGTGCAGCTGATGCAAACTTGCATAACAAATATCTAGGTGAATGGGCTAGTCCGATAGCACTGATAACTGGACAGTTTGACCCAAAGGATCAATTGCCAGAGATAGAAGAAGTGATGAACGGCGGCAAGAGCCTAGTTGGTAGCAGCATAGAGTACAATACTAGTACCAGCGAAACGCTGTTTGATAGCATGGTTGTTACTAGTACTAGCGAGATAATGATCAGTACCAAAGCTAGAATAGGCGGTGCTGCTGCTAGTGTTAAAGGTTTGTATGACGCACTAACCAAGAATCGAGATAAGTTTCCGGCAGAATTTTGGAAAAATCCCAAGGTAGAGAAGTTTAATAAAGTAGTTAATACTATCATGCAGCAACGCAGCATAGATGGGTTGTTAGCAGTAGCACAGTTTGAAAACATTGTTAACACTGCAGAAGCACAAGCAATCGCTAGCAGCATAGATTCTGGCAAGAGAAATTATGTGCCAGATGAAAAGATGGTCGACTACATGAGCAGCTATGCTGCTAACACACACCATCCGCAATACGATCCAGCCAAACATGCACTTGCGGCAGTGGCTAGGCAAGTGGTTAACAAGTTAAACGACGAAGATTACACAGATGTCATACGACAGATTCTAAATCATGCCAACATGGTGCAGATGTACTTTAAGACAAAAGTTCGTGGTGCCGATCTAGTCTGCGAAGGATTTGATTTAGTATGGCCGCCACAATTTAAAGGCACTATCGCATTCTATAGCGGTAAATTCTTCAG